GCAGGAGGGCGTCCACGACACCCCGGCAGAGGGCGGACTGGATGCCGACGTGGTAGCGGTAGCCCTTGGTGATGGTGTCCGAGCTGAACAGGCCGGTCTTGACCTTCTCGGTGATCGCCTCCTGGATGAGGTTGCCCCACCAGACGACGTTGGGCCCGGTGATCTGGACCGTGCCCCACAGCAGCGGCACAAACCGCTCCTCGGTCGCGGTGGGGAACTGGAAGTCACCGAGCCCGGCGGGCTTGGCGTTCTCCAGCTTGGGCTTGGGCCGCAGCAGCTCGCTGAGGGCGAACACGACCACGTACCACAGCAGTGTGATCCAGAAGCCCCCCTGGGCCCGCCGCTCGGGGTTCTGCCGCCAGCGCCGCTGGGCCTCCTGCCACTTGGTGAGCCTCACAGGAGCCCCGTCTGGTAGGGGTTGCGCGTCGGCACGAAGGGCCAGCCGCCGTAGTTGATGACGTTGGACTGCGTGTCCTCGGGCGTGTCGAACTTGGTGTCACACGTCGTGACCGTGTGGTCGCACCCGGCGAAGGCGATGACCTGACGACCGACCGCCGACTGCGGGAAGGGGAGCAGCAGCGTCAGGTCGTTGCCCGACTGGGCGAGGACCAGGCGCGCGTCGTCTCCGCCGTCGATCTCCACGAAGCCACCCACCCACCAGTCCGCGCCGAAGGCTCCTGCGCCGGGGACCGTGATGGTGGCCCCGGACTGAGCCGAGACGTTCACGGTGAGGCGCCAGCGCGAGTCCGTGTCGTCCACCTTGCAGTTGGCGTCGAACAGCACGTGGTTGCAGAGGCTCTGGTAGCTGAAGCGCGGGACGGGCCGCGAGCTGGCCGCCTCGATCGGGCGGCATGCGATGACCGCCTCCTTCATCTCATTCTCGAACGCCACCGAGGCCACGAAGCCGTCGTAGATGGTGATGGACTGCGGGCCCGGGAAGTCGCCGCGCTGAACCCGCTTGATCTGGATGGAGGCGCGCGAGCCGGGCGTGGACGCCCGGTAGCGGCGGGCGAAGGTGTTGGTGATCGGCACCCGGATCTCCAGTGTGGCGTTCCGGTCCGTGGGGCTCTGGCCGATCTTCCCACGGCTGATCGTCGCGGGGTTGTATGGCACCGCGTCCACGGTCACCTCGTCCTCGGCGCTCGTGAACTCGAACGTCTGACCGCCTTGGATGAAGCGGTACACCTCGACCGGGCGCGAGGACTCGATGGTGTTTGCGAAGGCGTCGTAGGTCACTCGTCAAACACCGTGATGGTCGGGGAGCTGATGCGGCAGGTCCGCTCGCCGAGGTTGTAGCGGAACCGGATGGCGTCCGAGTCGAAGCGGGACAGCTCCAGGTACTCGATCCGCGCCACCTGGCTCGGAGTGTAGGTCGCGGGCCAGGGCGTGTCAACGGTCATCGTCTCCGAGTCCGCGTCCACCTCCGAGCTGCCCACGATCTCGCGGACCAGCTTGGTGCCGTCCGTGAGGACCACTTGGATGATGTTCCGAGTCTGGCGGTTCTGGACGTAGCGGGCGTAGCCGACGTTGGTCACGGTCAGGCTCGTCCCGAGGTTCAGCAGGTCCGCGATCGGGATGAGGTCCATGCCCTTGGTGGGCAGGTAGAAGCTGACCTGGCGGCCCCGGAGGGCCCAGATCAGCTGGCGGACCTTCCACAGCTCGGCCTGGCCCTTCACCCAGAAGGTCTTGGTGTGGCGGCGCTTCGACTGGGCCCACAGGGTCTCGATCGAGAAGGGCCCCACGCTGTTGTCGATGAGGATGATGTCGCGCAGCAGCTCCTCCTCGACCGCGTTGGAGGTCCCACCCGTGCTGTTCACGTCGTTGAGGATGACCTTGCCGCCGTAGGTGTCCCAGCCGGACGTGCTCGCCAGGGCCGCATCGTTGTCCTGGACCCGGAAGCGCACCCGCAGCCGCCCGGCGTCGGTGATGAGCCGCGAGCCCGGGAGGCTCGCCTCAAGCACCCCTGTGCGGAGGGGCACGACGATGGCGCCCGGCCCGTAGGCGTTCTGGACCCCGTTGGTGAAGGTCAGGTCGGTCGAGCCGATGCCGCCCACCTCGATCTCCAGCACGTCGTACTTGGCCGAGGACTCGTAGATGAGGACCAGGCCACCCTCGCGGTAGTCGGCGAAGGAGGTGGTGCGAACGTCCACCACGAGGTCGTCCACCGAGGTGATGCCGGTGGTGAAGGTCGCCTCGTGCCACACCGGGACGCCGAACACCCTGGCGTGCCAGTCGAACAGGAGGTTGTGGACTCGACTGCGCACAATCGAGTCCTCCAGCACCAGGTCCCACTCGAACTCCTGGCGCGGGGACTTGCGCAGCGCGATGCGGTGCTCCCCACCGTCGCGGTGGGCCTGGATGTCCGTGAGGAAGGCCAGCAGCTCGGTGTAGGGGATCTCCGGCGGGAGGTCGAACAGGACCAGGCGCTCCAGCTGGATGATCGGGCTGATGATCATCGTGTCGAACACGAAGTCCAGCGTGGTGTCCACCACCGGCGGCCCGCTCGGGGTCACCTCCAGGATCAGGCCCGAGAAGCCCGTCTGGGGCTCGAAGGTGTAGGGGTAGCTGGGTTGGTTCAGCAGCTCGACGCCCTGGCCCGCGTTGTTCACGAAGGCGGTCCAGTCGTGCTCGTCCAGGCGGTAGGACGAGTACACGGACACGGGGACCTGCTGGGTGCTCAGTACGTTCCCGAAGATGAACTGCGACGGGAACACGTGGAACTTCTCGAACCAGTCGAACCCGAAGCCCACCTTGTCCGACGCGCACCCGGCGTAGGCGACCGGCAGGGCCTTGGCCGGAACCCAGTCCACGAAGGTGAGGTTGACGCCGACCCTCCCGCCAGGCGGGTTGAGGGCGGTGATCGTGGAGTCCGGGTCCGGGATGTCCTGCTTGCGGACGTAGGTGTGGTGCGCCGCGATGCGCGTGGCGTAGGAGAAGGGGGTGGGGGTGAGGGCCCCTCCCGCCGTGCTCGCGGGGAAGTTGGCCATCAGGTCTTGTAGGCGATGCCCAGGAAGTCGGTGTCACCGAGCGCCGAGCCCTCGACGCGCCGGATGAGGGGGAACACCCGCCAGGTGTCGGGCCCGACCGTGAACGTGTCCTTGGGTGCAAGGTAGGTCATGTCCACCATCCGCACGTCCTTCATGAATCCCAGGAAGTAGACCCGGTTGGGGCTGGGCACCCGGTCGATGTAGGAGACCGAGATGGGCGACAGGGGCGCGAGGCCGGAGGTGTTGCCCGCGAGGAAGTTGCCGAAGGCGCGCGGGATGAGCCCGCCCCGGAAGCCGCCCACGCAGGTTGCGCGGGCGTTCCCAGCCGTGTCGTTGAGCTGGGTGTGCGAGCAGTGCCCGCCGATCGTGGCCCAGACCGATGAGCCACCCTGGTTGGGCGCTCCCGCGAGGCGCATGGTTGCCCAGCGCAGGCGGCCATCGGTGGTCCCGGAGACGGTCCCCGCTCCGCCGTCGAACAGCGTGGTGTTGACTGCCGAGATGGCGCTGTTGATGCCCCGACTGGTGTGGCCGTAGCAGTAGGCTCCGCCGGTGATCGTGTCCCAGTCGCCGAACTTCTCCAGGCCCCCGTCGTCCCCCATCCCGAAGTGGAGGAAGGTGTCGGTGGCGACCTCGACCACGCAGTGGAGGTAGTCGCCCGAGCCGTCGCTGTAGAAGTAGTAGCTGGGGAAGGGCCCGTTGCCGATGGTCTCCAGGGCGCGCTCGTCCTCCAGGCTCGTCTCCGCCACCGAGGTCGAGGTGTTGAAGCCGTTGCCAGAGTCCCCGGGGTGCGTGCCGGAGCGGTTGCCTCCGGTGTAGCCCGTGCTCTGGTACAGGGCGACGCTGTTGGTGGCTCCCAAGGTCGGGTTCCAGCGCATCTGGACGTAGCAGTTGCCCTTGTGGAGGGCGAGCTGCCGGCCCGAGGACACCGTGCCGATGGCCTCATCCTGGGTCCAACCCGGCGTGCCGGTTGCCCAGGTCAGGAACTTCTGCAGCAGGTCCTCCAGGTCGGAGGCGCTTCCGGTCGTCTCGGCCATGGTTCAGTCCTCCCGGATGGCCATGTAGCCGTCCAGCTGGGTGTAGACCCCGTTGGGGTAGCAGCGGTAGTGGGCCGCCGTGTCCGCGTCGTCCATGGTGTCCTCGGGGGTCAGGGTCGTCGAGCCCGCCGCCGACACCCAGTACACGCCGTCCAGCTCCCCCACAATGTGGTAGTCCGCCGGAATCACCGTGTTGGAGATGGTCAGCACGCAGGGGACCAGCAGGCGCTTCTCACCCGACGTGTCCGGCGTGGGCCACATCTGGAACTCGGCGGCGGAGGAGAACAGGCCAGACATGGAGATGATCCGCTCCCAGCACAGAGTGGTGGTCGGCGAGTCAACGACGATGTCCTCACCTACGGTCCGCGCGTTGGGGGCCATCTGGCCGCAGGGGGAGACCGTGTACTGGTTGACCTCAGAGCGCGTCGAGGAGCCGAAGCTGCTGAGTTGGGTGTTGGCCACGGACTTCCAGAAGCCGTCCACGCTGAAGTACGCTCCGGGCCCGTTCACGCTCGTCGTCGAGACCAGCTGCGTGATGCCGGTGAAGTGGAAGGCCGGGGACAGGTCATCCCAGGCGCAGCGCGAGGTGTTCGAGGAGCCGAAGATGGCCAGGGGGTAGGGGAACTCGTCCGAGGTCCCCATGGGGTTCAGGAGCCCCATGTACAGGCTGGAGTAGCGGGGCGTGGTCGTCACGCCGTCCACCAGCTTGGCGATCACGATGATGCGACGGCCCGTGACGTGGATCCAGTAGTCCATCGGGAAGCCGTCGTTGTCCTTGAACACCCCGAACACCCCGGCGGTCGCCGTCGCGGTCATCGCGCCGGTCGAGGTGTTGATGCCGTAGCCCGAGGGGAAGTCCGGCTGCTGGTACCAGGGGAGCGCACCGTTGTAGGAGCTGCAGCCGAACATGGCCCAGTTGCGGGCCTGGCGCGCGCCGGTGTCCTCCTGGTAGGTGCGGAAGCCCACGAACACGCCCCCGCCGCCGGGGCCCTCGTAGATGCGCACCTCCTCGGTGCTGAAGATCGTCGCAGACAGCTCGATGCTCCAGGGATCCGACAGCATCGTGAGGTCGAGCGTGCAGCCCGCGCCGGTTCCACCCGTCACAGCGTTGGCGGACAGCGAGGGGTCGGCGGAGTAGCCCCCGGAGTCCCACAGCCGGATCGAGGTCACCTCGCCCGAGCCGCCGACAGTCAGGACCCGGAACACCGCCGCGTGATGGGAGACCGTCCCGCCCGCGACCGTCAGGATGTCGCCAGCCGTGTAGCCGGTCCCCGCCGCGTTGATAGCCCCGGTGTCCACCCAGTCCGCCTGGATGAAGTTGTCCAGCTCGGTGACCAGGCTCAGGTAGTCTACGGTGGTTCCCTTGGTCAGTGCCATCAGCCGATTCCCAGCTCACGCCGCATCGCGGCGCGGTTCGAGCGAACTTGGTTCAGGATGACCTTGCCACCCTCGGATGTATCCATAGCACTCCGGGCCTCGTCCGGCGACTGGACGTTGACCACTTGGAGGTTGACTTGCGCCGGGGCGACGTTGACCGTGGGCGCTCCGCCACCTCCCGCGCCCGAGGCGGCAAGCGCCTGCTTGGTCTGGTCCGCCGGGGTGATGCTCCCGCCCTGGCCGAAGTTGACCAGCTCGGGGCCCTTCTCGCCCACGATCATGGACTTGTTGGGCTCGAAGTCCCCGCCGGAGGCTGCGCCGGTGACACCAGGAACAGGCGCGGAGATGCCCAGGGCCTTCAGAAGCAGCTGCTGGGCCAGGATTCGGGCGATGTCCGACAGGATCGAGGAGGCGAACTCCTTGAAGTCCAGCTTGCCGGTCGTGGCGAACTCGGCCAGTGCGTCGGCGGACTTGTTGAAGGCCCCCACCAGGATGTCGCTGGTGATCTCCCCGGTGGTCTTGGCCTGCTCCTGGAGTTGTGCGAAGGCGTCCGAGGCCCCGTCCGAGAACGTGACCACGGGGTTCTCGGCCTTGTTCCCCAGCTCGCGGAACTTGGTCAGGAACTCCTCGGCGCTGATCGTCCCCGCCTTCAGCTCGGCGTTGAGCTCGGCGAGTCCAGCCAGGAACTCGGCGGACGGGCCCTTGAACTGCTCCAGGCGTTGGAGGGAGTCGATGTACTGCTGCTGCGTCAGCTCCCCAGTGCGGAACTGCTCGGTGAGCTGCTGGATCCGATCGGCCAGGGGGAGGTCCGTGGCCTTCTGGGCGGTGTCGTTCAGCTTCGCCAGCTCGGCGTTGTACTCGGCGAGAGTGATGCCCGCCTGGCCGAAGGTGGCGATGTTGATTGCGAGCAGAGTGTTGAGGTCCTGGATGCGCTGCTGGCGCTCCGCTTCAGGCCCGCGAATCTCCTCGATGAGGGCGTTGTACCTGGCTTGGGCGTCACTGACAGGGTTGAGCGCGGACTCCACCTCGGCCAGGGCCTTGGCCAGGCGCTCCTGGTTCACGGACTCGTCGCCCAGGAGGGAGGTGAGGATGCGCTTGCGCTCCAGCAGCTCCTCCTCGGGTCCCTTCAAGGACTCGATGACCTGCCGCCGTTCAATCTCGGCCTTCGCGGCAGCCGTCTGGGCCGCCAAGAACTCCTGGATTCCCTTGAGCTGGCCCTGGAAGTCCAGGCCTTCGGGTCCTTTGATCTTGCTGAAGTCCAGACCATTGAAGGAATCTGTAAGCTCGACAATCGCCTGCTTGGCCTCATCCCTGCTGATCTTCCCGGACTTCAGAAGGGCGTCGATGGCGGTCAACCCAGCCTCGAACTCCTGCTGGGGTCCTCGGATTCGGTCGTATGCCTTGGCCTGGTCCTCCAGGGCCTGGGCCTCAGCGATGGCCACCTTCAAAGCTGCTTCCTGCTCCGGGGTAGCCTTGCCTTGTAGCTTGCTCAGCTCCTCCAGGAGACGCTTGCGAGCAGACAGCTCCCGGCTAGTGATCACCAAGGCTTCGCCTTCGCTGCGGATGCGCTCGGCAGCGCTGTCCACAGCCTTGGCGAGGTCGTCCACAGCCTTGTTCTGAGCCCTGATCTGAGCCAGCGTGCGACCAGAGCCGTCGGACAAGGCAAGCCACTCCTGACCCAGATCGTCCAAGCGGGCATTCAGGGATGCAATCTTCTCCTCGGCATCCGCCGGGTCGATCAGCCCCTGGGCCGCCGCCTCCTGAATGCGCTTCAGGGTCCGCTCGATGTTGGCCATGGCCGTGTCGATCTCTCCCAAGTCACCGCCACGGGCCGCTTCTCGGAACGCCTTGTCCAGATTCTCCGTCTCGCGCACGGCACGGTCCAGGGATTTCTCGTACAGGTCCACGAAGAACAGCGTGGCCGCGCCGGCAGCGGCAGCTCCCGCGATGATTGGGTTGAACAACGCACCGCTGGCCGCGATCCTCTGGGCCAGAGCCATCTGCGTGATCCAGGCTCCAAATCCCCGAATCAGTGCAGGCAACGCAGCTGCACTGATCACAGCCATACCGGCTGCGAGGAGCTGGACGTTGTTGGCCAGGACGAGGATCACGCTGGACAGAGTGGAGCTGATTCCGCTCGCCTCGTTGAGGCTGCCCACATATTGGACGACGTTATTGCGGAGAACCGTGAAGGACTGGCTCAGGGTGGGCACGGACTTCCCGAACCGCTCATCCAGCTCGCCCCTGGCCTCCTTGAAGGCATCCAGGACGATCTCCGCAGTGATCTTGCCCTCCGCGCCCAGCTCGCGGAGCTGCCCGCGCGTGATGCCTAGGGACTTGCTGATGACATCGGCGACCACCGGCAGCTGCTCCAGGACCGAGCGCAGCTCGTCGCCACGAAGCGCGCCGGAGGCGAGGCCCTGAGACAATTGGACGAGGCCCGCCCTAGCCTCCTCGGAGGAGGCACCAGACAGGACGACAGCCTGGTTCAAGGACTCGGTGAACGCCAGCAGCTCGGACTGGTCTCGCCCAAGGTTCTTGGCTGCGAGCCCCACGCGCGCGTACACTTCCGCCGTGGCGTCGAACGCGGACCGCGTTCGGTTAGCAATCTTGAACAGCTCATCGGTCGCCATCGCCAACTCCTGTTCGCCCTCAGTGACGGTGCGAAGGCGGTTCTGGACGTTGGTGTAGGCGTCGGCGATCTGACCCAGCTCGCGGATCAGAAGTGTTCCCCCCACAAGGGTGAACGCTCGGAGGAGCGTGCGCTGAAGCCTATCGGCAGCGCCTTCCGTCCTCTTGAGCTGCGATTCGACCTTCTTGGCCCCGGTCGTAGCCGGGCCCGGGTCGATGATCACCCTGATGCGGAAGTCGGTCACTTCGCGCTCCTGCGGCGGGCTCGATTAGCCATGGATAGCCTGGCCTCGGGGGAGGACGTGAGCTGGCTCATCCTCCGTCCGATACGCTCCCTGACATCGGCGCGATTCATCGCCGCCGCGTGAGCAAGGCGGTGCTCACGAGTCCAAGTCCTGCCTTTGTGGGTGGCTTGGATCTTGCGCCTGGCTTCCTCAGAGTGAGAGAACCCGCGAGGTCCGCAATCTCCGCCTCCACAGAGGTTCAAGCACATCGGATCCGCGACCTGATCCGGGCCGACCAACTCGCGCTCGATCCTCGCTGCCTCCGCGCGCGTCTCTACAATGACCAGGACCTGCTTGGCGAAGGCTCCACGTCCCTCCTGGCGCACGAGGGAGAGCAGCGTAGATCCGCTCCCGAGGTAGCTCGAATCCTCGGTTGGCCACACATGACAAGACCGAATCCCGACGTACCAGCGGCCCGTCGGGATGTGGGTGGTCTTGTAGACGTAGTGGAACATCACTGATGCTTAGCTCGGCGTTCGCGCTCCTCGTTACACCACCCCAGGTAGGCCCGGTCCAGCCTCAGGATGATGCTCACGAAGAAGTCGCAGAGGTCATCCATGTAGCCCTTGCGCTGAAAGTAGGAGTGGATCTTGGACTCAGGGATCCTCCCCTGCGTCATTCCCAACGGGCGCTCCGTGTCCAGCACCCAAAAGTGCTTCAGGAAGAACTCGGTGAAGGGAAACACGGGCGGCTCGTTGAGGTACCATGACGGCAGGGGAGCCTCACGCGCGGCCAGCTGCTCGATGACGTACCGCTGCTCGTCGTAGCGCAGCTCAAACCGCAGCCGCTCCGTCAGTTTCCCGACAAGTCCTCCACGTCCTCCTCACCCAATTGGGCATCATCACCGTCCTCGTCCGCCTCGGGGCGGAAGTTGTCGGCGGTCGAGCAGAAGTCGCGCAGCTCGTTGAACAGGTCGCGCGGGAGGGCCGAGCAGAACTCGGCGCAGGCGTCGGCGCTGAAGCGCACCGGCTGCCCCTGGGCGTCCAGCACGCCGTCCCAGCCGACGATGATGAACTTGGGGAACAGGCGGCGGTCCTTCTCGCGGTTCTCCTCCAGCATCTCGGGCGTGAGGTCGCCCGCGCGGAGGCGGCGCATCTGCTCGCGCGAGCCCTTGAGGATCGCCCGCATGTAGGACGGGTTGTCCTCGGTCGCGGGGCGGACGGTCAGGCGGGGGTTGCCCTCCAGCCGCCAGAAGGTGAAGATGGCCGTGCGGTCGGTCGTGACCGACTGGCCCTTGATGTTGCTGAAGTCGAACTTGCTCACTGGTAGGCTCCTGTGTGTTGAGGTGTGAGGTCGGGCCGAGGCCCACAGGATCGTAGGGCCTCGGCCACCGGGTCGCAAGCCCCCGGGATCAGTTGCCGTCCGAGGGGTAGACCGGAAACAGGCTGATGCCGATGGAGGTGCCCAGCAGGGGGTCGGCGAACGCCTCGCCCTGGAGGTTCATGCGGACCGTCTGGCCCACCTCGAACTCCTTGTCACCGCCGCCGAGCGTGAGCGCCGGCACGTCGATGCCGATGGCACCGTCATCGTTCTTCACCACGAAGTCGATGGTGCAGGTGTCGTTGTTGCGGATGGCCTCGGTCACCTCGACGTTGTCAAAGGTCACCAGGCACTCCAGGTCCACCAGGAAGTTGGAGGTGTTCAGCCCGAGCGCCCCGAGGGATCCCAGGCACTTCTCCGGCGTGACGCCGTTCGCCAGCGACAGGGTCAGGTTCTTGAAGCACGTGGTCAGGCCGTCCTCGTCCACGTTCTCCAGGCGCAGGCGCGCGAGGTCCGTGGCCGTGTTGTAGGCCACCGTCTCGTTGGACTCGACCGGCGTGGCGCCGTTGGTCTCGCGGGTGGTCGTCGCGGGCGGGGTGTCCGTCCCGACGAAGCCGAGCGTGACCGTGGCCTTGTCTTGGCCCTGGATGTTGAAGCTGATCGTGTCGCCGAAGTTGCCCTGGGCGTACTCGTAGCCGTCCACCCCCGTGCCGCCGAGGTTGGGGTAGGCCAGCTCGAACTGCTCCGAGCGCTCCAGGTAGTCGGCGTCGAGCACGTCCACGTTGCGGAGGAAGCGCCCGAACAGGATGTCCACGGGGTTGGCGTCTCCCGGGGCCTGGGTCACCAGCGCCGTGGCCGCCGGGGTCGTGCGGATCTTGTCCAGGGTCACCTGCGTGGCCGAGTCCACCGACACGATGCGCGCCGAGCCGTGGCGACCGCTCGCCCAGCGGGTTGCCGACGTGAGGCCACCGATGTAGATGAGCTGGCCGGGGGTCAGGTCGAAGTCCGTGAAGTCCACGGCACCCGCCGAGGTCAGGACCCCGCTGGTGCCCGTGACCGCGATCGACAGGTCACCGGCGGCGGTGCGGAATCCGCACACCTCCAGCGTTGCGCCGTCGAAGTTGCCGGGCGTCTCCGCGCTCTGCGGGTCGCCGACGATGTTGGTCACCGTGGTCGTGCCCGCCGCGTCCACGACGCCGAGGCCGTTGTTGTTCGCCAGGCCGAAGCCCCGGGCGTACACCAGCGTGTTCTGGATGAGGGCAGCGCCGAGGGCCGCGTGGGTGTAGGTGCCCGCGCCCGCCGCCAGCGTCTGGAACAGCGCGCCGCTCTGGAGGGCCGTGACGCCCGACCAGTTGGCGAACACGAAGCCCGGGAGGAACCGCTTGGCGATCTGACCCGTCAGGTCCGCCTCGAACTCCACCCCGGATTCCAGGTCCGTGGGCGTGCCCTTCCGGCGCTGGCGCAGGCGGCTGATCGGGTTCCGCGCGGTCTTGGTGATCGTCGCGCCGAAGCTGTTGATGGTGTTGAACTCCAGCAGATCCCACACGGGGGAGGCCGGAAGCGTGCCCAGCGACGCCTCGATGGCGGCAGCAAGGCTGATCTCGTTGACCTTGACGAGGCTCATGGGGTAGCTCCTTGTGTTACTTGAAGTCGGTCACTTCGACCGACACCTCCAGGAGGACGGGGAACCACTTGCCGTCCGCCTCCTGGGGTCGGACGTCAGCGTTGAGGTAGATGATCGTGGCGGGTGACGTGACCGAGCGCGAGTCCTCGAAGCGGGCCCGCGCGTTCTCGGCCATGGTGTGGGCAACCTTCACCCCCTTGTTGACCGGGGCGAAGCACTGGATGGCGAGGAAGCCCAGGCGCTCGTAGCGCCGGGTGCCCACCACCCCGTTCAGGTTCGCGCGCCCTCCCGCCGCCTCGCGGTAGGTCACACGGTACCAGGGCGCGGTCCCCTCGTCGGGGTTCACGCCGTTGACCGAGTCCTCGTTGCCGAACAGGACGGGATCCGTGATGCCCTGGGCAGCCGCGTAGGCCAGCCAGTCCTTCTGGATCGAGTCAGTGGCTTGGATGAGGTTGGTCACAGGGTCTGGTCCCCGGCCACGAAGGCTCCCCGCACCGCCCGGAGGATCGCCGCTTGGACGAAGCCCGCCGGGGCCTGCTTGGAGTGTCCGTCGTTGAGCCGCTGGATGTAGGGCACGTTGTTCGTGATGTAGATGCGCCCGAGGCTCAGGCGGTAGCCGGTGACAATCGCCGCAATCCCCGCCTCGCGCTCGGCGCTGCGCTGCCCAACGGCAGCAGAGGACTGGTCGTCAGCAGGCGGGGTCCCGTCGAGGTCAGCAGAGGTCCCGATGCTCGGGACCCAGTTTGACCTGGCCCATCCGGTCCGCCTCGGCGTGTCCTCAACCAGGTTCGCCACAGCGTCAAGGGTGATGACCTTGACGTGCTGCTCGGTGAACCGGGTGAGGGCATCCAGGACGAACCGGATGGAGCCGGGTTCCGCCACGGGGTCACTCCCCCGCCGGGGCCTCCGGGGCTTGCTCCTCGGCGGCGGCGGCGGCCTTGGCCTCGGCGTTGCGCTTCCGCGCGGCGGCGGCCTTGCGGCCCGCCTCCTTGCGGCGCTCGGCCTTGGCCTCGGCGCTGTCGTCCCCCTTCGCTGCCGGCACGGGCTCCTGTGCGGGCTCCAGGTCGGAGGCCGGGATCAGGAAGCCGTTGTCGAACAGCTGGAACAGCTTGCGCGCGGAGCACGACAGGCTGCGCCAGGGGAACTCCGCTCCACGGGCGTAGGTCCGCCCGTGGAATCGGAAGGTCTTGCGGGCCACGAAGGTCCCGCCTTCATCGAACGGTTTGCGTTGGCTCTTCACGTGTGAGGTCTCCTTGGAGAGTTGGGGCAGGACCGCCGATCAGGCGACGATCGTGTCCCAGAAGTAGCCCAGGTCGGCGCTGACCAGCTTCTGGTCGAACGCCATCTGGATCTCGATGCGGTCGGACTCCAGGTGCTCCATGCGGAACTTCTTGATGCGGCCGCCCTGCGCGCCGGCACCGAGGAAGCCCGTCCAGGAGAACGTGTAGCCCGCCGTCGGGACCTGCAGGCCCGGGGAGGGAGCGGAGTAGGCCAGCAGGGCCTTCTTGCCGCCGATGAAGGAGTGCGCGTTGGCCGCGCCCTCCGGCGAGGTGTTCTCGATGGCGTTCATCACGACGATGCGCTCCACCTCGAACAGGTCCGCGAGGGCCGCCAGGCTGATCTTGGCGGTGCCGGGGGCCGTCTGCCCGTACTTCACCCGGTCGATGATGTCCGGGTGGTTCTTGAGGGCGGTCCACACCTGGCGACCGACCACGAGGACGTTGGGCAGCATGCCCGTCTCCTCCAGAACCGCGTCCATGGCCGCCGCCACGTCCTCGATGGGCGTGGAGTTGGCGTCGGACCACTGAAGCACCTCGCCCGCGCCCGGGGCCGCAGCCACCCCGTCCACGTCGAAGGTCCAGGTGCTCGGCTGGAAGTAGCGGGCCACCCACAGCTTCTCGCGCTTGATGAGCGCCTTGTGGCTCACCAGCTTGGTGGCGTCGGAGTCCGGCTGGATCACCGCGTCCACGTTGGCGCGCACCTGGTCGGGCACGTCGTGGTGGAAGGCGTACACCTTGGCGTAGTACGTCGGCGTGTTGTCCACCTCGTACCCGCTGCCGGCGGACTCGGTGCCCGGCGCGCGCTCCTCCATCTCGTCGCGGTTGAAGTACCCGCGATCGTAGGTGTAGTAGCGGTCGGACTGCATCGGGACGGGGATGTTGGGGAACACCGTGTCCGCCACGAAGTTGCTCGCCGCCTGCATGAAGGCGATCGAGATGTTGGTCAGGGGCTTGTTGACGTGAACGTCGCCCTTGGTCGGTTGCGTCATTGGAGTGTCTCCTTGGTCGTCAGTTGATCAGGGGTTCAGGTCACGGGAGCAGCATGCGGCTGCTCGGCAGGATCTCGATGAGCTCACCGGCGTCGCCGCCCTTGAGCACGGTGCCCAGCACGTGGTCCCCGGTCAGGGCCGCGAGGGCGTTGCCCGCCGCGTCCGACTGGACCTTGGTGCCGGGGGTCAGGGTCGCACCCGCGACCACCTTCAGGCGACCGCTCATGTTGAGCATGCCGACCTGACCGGCGCGGTCGAGGGCGTCGGGCTTGTCCTGGAGGACGCCCACGCAGTCGCCACCGGCGGACGGGAGCGCGATGCGCCCGTTGCCGTCGATGGTCACGAAGCAGAACTGGGAGGCGCTGAGGTCCGTGCTCGCGGGCAGGCTCAGGCTCCGAACTTCCTGTTGAAGGCTCATGTGTCTTGTCTCCTTGGTAGGGTGTTGGGGAGCCTGGGATCAGGCCGACATCTCGGCGTACAGCTTCCCACCCTCCGGGGTGGAGAGCACGGCGGTCTGGGCCGCCTCGAAGGTCATGCCCGGGTTGGCCGCCTGGTGGGCCTTGGTGAGCACGTCCAGGCGGTCGCCCGCCTTCGCCAGCTCCTCACCGCTGGCCGTGGTGCCGGTCGAGCCCGCCGGGACGAAGGACTTGGCCAGGGCCGCGTCCGCCGCCTTCAGGAACTCGCCCGCGCCCTCGACGCCCTCCAGGGCCTTGAGGATCTTGGCGCGCACCTCGACGGTGCCGGGGCAGTGCCCCAGCTCCTCGCCCGCGCGCTTCTGGAGCTGGGCCATGTCGGCCTTCTCCAGCGCCTTCCGGGTCTCCTCCGCCTGCGCGTCGAGGCGCTTGACGGTCTGGACCAGGCGCGGGTCGTCGGAGGCGCGGTACACCGCACCGTCCGCCGCCTTGTACACGATCTGGTCGGCGGCCTTCGCCTCGCGGATGGCCTCGGCCCGCTGCTCGGCGGACTTGGCCAGGAACTGGGTCTGGTCCTCGCCCTGGAGGGCGTCGAACACGCCGCGCTCGTCGGCGTTCAGCTTCATGATCGCCTCGGCGCGCTCGGCGCGGGCCGTGAGGTCGGCGATGCTCTTGGTGACCGCTTCCGGGATCTCGGTGCCCTTGGCGGCTTCGGGGTCTTGCTTGGTCATCGGATTGTCTCCTTGGGTTTGACCACCGCCGGCACCGCCAGCGGACTTGGTTGCCTCCACCACCGTGGTGGAGGTCGGGATGAGGTCGTGGTTGTGTCCTTCCGCAGCACCGACCACGATGCTGCCGTCAAGCATCCGCACCCAGGGGTGCGAGTGCCCGTACTCCTCGCCCTCGGACTTCGCCCAGGAGGTCTCGCCCCCCTGGCCGCAGTCGTCGAGGACGTGCTGGTGCCCGTCCACCTCGGTGGTGAGCATGGGGCGGTCGAACTCGGGGCCGTAGCCCTTCTGCGCCTCGCCCTCGGCGGGCGCGCGCTTGCGCAGGAGCGCCTGTGCCGGGACCTGGGCAGCGCGGTCCACGCCGCTCACCTCGTCCACGATGAGGGAGCGGAGGATGCGGCGCTTGCGCTGGGACTTGCTCGGGGGCGTGGGCATGATCAGTCCTCCAGCTCGGTGTAGTCGCCGTACCAGCCGCCGATGCTGAACCCGGTGTAGGTCCCGTCGTCGAACTTGGCCAGCACGCCCTCGTCGAACTTGGCCGCCACCATGAGGCCGTACTTGCCCCCGGTGTCGAACTTGAATGCCTTGGCGATCTCCTCGGTCATCGGGAAGGCGAACAGGATGGAGCCCCGGTCGGGGCCCGCGTGCATCGCCTTGGCGGCTCGGCTGTTCTCCATGAAGTCCGTGGCCGCCTCCAGCATGACCGCCTCGGGGATGTGGTCCCCCTGCAGGTCGAAGTAGGGCTCACCATCGACCTTGGAGACAATGGCCCAGCCGAGGACGAGTCCCAGGCTGCGGTCCACCTTCGCCACCTTGAAGTTGGTGCGGATGGGGTTGCGGGTCTGCTCCATGGTTGGCTTGCGCCTCCGGTTGATAGGTGAAGTTGGGGGCAGAAGTCAAGCCCCCTTGTGGAAGATCAGCGATCAGGCCGCCGGGTCGCCCAGGTCGATGTACAGCAGCTCGACCCAGCCGGTGAGGACGATGGTGCCATCCGTCCCCGCCACGTCCACCAGGTTGAGGTACACCGCGTCCGAGGACGAGGCGAGGAAGCCCAGGGCCTCCGTGCCCGTCGGGCCGCCCTGGATGACGCCCGCCGCGTCCGCGTCCAGCTTCGGCACGATGTCGTCCTCACCGGCGTTGCTGAAGTCCACCGAGGCGACCGCAGCGGTGCCCAGGGCCAGGTCGATCGAGTCGAGGGTGCCCGCGTTGCCCCCCGTGCCGGTCGCCACGAGGTCCACGAGGGCTCCGACGATGATCAGGTTGCCGTCGGGGAGGTCGCACAGCTTGACGCTGGCGAAGTCGTCATCAGCCTCGGTGACGACCGCCAGGGCGTCGAGGCGGAACCGAGCGCGGCGGACGGCCAGGCAGCGGTCCTCCAGGCGGACGCCCGCCGCCGAGTTGGCGGTGACACCGCGACCGGAGCCCACGCGGGCCCCGTCGATGTGGAGGTTGGGGAGGGAGGTGGGGACTTTGCTGACGTGCATGGGATGCTCCTACAGGGGTTGGGCGGACACGAGGCCCGCTTGAGCCGCCTCGCGGGCGGCAGACGTGTAACGGGTCGTGACCGCGCAGACACACTGCGCGGTATCCTCCACCGGGGCGCGGTCGTCCCCGGGGAACTCCAGGCTGTTGCCGAGCCCGGAGGTGAACAGCTCGCCGATCCCCACCTGCTGGCCCTCCATGGCCGCATGCGAGTCCCGGACGTTGGGCAGCTTCGAGGTGTCCCACCGGCGGGTGAGGTCGCCCGCGTCGAGGTGCCCCGCCTCGATCGCCTGGCGGTACATCTCGTTGTTGCCAGCGTGGACCGAGGCCAGGGACTCGGTGCGGGCGATCACCTCGGAGCGGTACTTGACCCAGCGGTCGGCGTAGCGCGACACCATCTGCTCGATCTGGTCCTGCCGGAGCGGCACGCCGTCGCGGATGGCGCGGTTGACCGTGCGGTCGAAGCGCCGGTCACGCAGCTCCCGGGCCAGCGCGCGGGGCGACAGCTCGTTGAGGTTGCGCCGGTAGTTGTTCACGATCTCCTGCTGGTAGCGGGTGAGGCCGATGGAGTCGCGGAAGGCCCGCGCCTGCTCGATCGGGTTCACGCCGCGCTCGATCCCGTCCAGGAGGGCGGCGCGCGTCGCCTCGCGCTGCTCGGACACGAACTCCTGCACCCAGCGGAGCCGGTTCCTGGTCATCACAGACAGGGCGTGCTGGTTCACGTGGTCGAAGTCCAGCAGGATCTCCAGATTGCCGGAGATGCTGGCCGCCGTAGCCTCCCCGGACAGGATCACCACCTGGTTGAACAGGTTGCTCATGCGGAGGGCCGCCACCTCCGCCGTGACCAGCGCCTCCTCCACCTGACCCGCAAGGAGCAGCGCGCTGATGTCCTCCAGCGAGCGCTCGTCCTTGATCGACCTGATGACGGCAAGGAAGCGGGCCCGGAACTTGGGCTGCACGCTCGCCACCAGGGCCTCCAAGCGGGAGGCGGGGTCAGTGAACTCGGTCATGGATCAGTTGAAGGCCACGATGCCGCTGGCGCCCGTTCCCGTGGCGTGGACCCGGGTGACCACCATCGGGATGATGTCGCCCGCCGTGACGGCTGCGAAGTTGACCACCGCGCCGCCGATGGTGACGCGGAGGGTCCCCGAGGCCCCGATGTACAGGGCACGGCAGGGGTTCGCCAGGTCGTTGTCGTTGTCGGGGGTGACCGCGACCGCCTGGGTGAAGGGCTGGGTGGTGCG